CGTTGGATGTGGATGCCATGAAAGAGAGCATTGCACAGACAATTAATGCTGAGATAAATCCTGTGAATGAAGATTTATATTTTACATGGGAAACTCCTCCAATTCCTCCAGCAGAAGAAGAGGAAGACTAATATTATTTTACTATATTTGTTTTTTATAACTTAAATTAAATTAAATTAAATACAATGGCACAAACAAAAATTACAGAAGAAGAATTAAAAAGATTACAAGGGATGAACCAAGAGTTCACCAAAACAAAATTAGCAATTGCTGATTCATTACTACAACAAAAAGAATTGTTAGGACAAATGGATGATCTAAGGTCAGCATTTAAGATTGATGAAAAAAGTCTAACCGAAAAATATGGAAAAGATGTTTCTATTGATTTGGCTACAGGAGAAATAAAAGAAGCTACACCGGCAGTAAAAGCAGAACCAGTAAAATAATGGCAAAAATAAGTAACACTAGTATCTATCCAAATGTTGATCCTGTTTTAGCGGATTATTTTGTATTGACAGATGCTAATGATGACTTATCTACCAAAACTTGTACTTTAGAATCTGTTCAATCCTTATTTGGATTAGCTGACACTAATGTGACTGTTACTGTTTCATCTGTATTATTAAATGCATTATGGACCCAACCCCTTACATTAATAGCAGCTCCAGGCTCAGGATATGTTTTAAATATTAAAAATATTATTCTGTTTATGGACGCGGGGAGTTTGGTTTATGGTTTTGATGCAAATGCTAGTACGGCGGTTGGAACATATTCAACAGGAAACATAGCTCTGGCAACTTTTAATTCTGCAACAGATATTGTTCTTCCTATTTTTAATGGAGGAGCTGCCGCTATTCCAGAAAATACAGCATTGATTTTAACAGGCGCAGGCACTACATCAGGAGCAGGAAATGGGGTTATGTATATAAACATCACTTATCAGACTTTAAAGTTAGATTCAACATTTTAATTAAATCAAATGGATATTAGGAAGATTTCCATAGGCGCAGACTATAAGTCTGGTGCAATGCACTATATTGTTGGGCAAGAGGTTTTAAATGGCCGTTATCACATTCACTTAATACAAAGCGATTCTACCACCAATTCTTTTAAAATTTGGATACAAAGAAATCAAGAGTTAATTATGTGGAAAGAATTTAAAAATACGATGCCTATTTCTGTAGAATATAATTTAGACTTTTAATGAAATCTCCTCATGCTTTTATAGTTCGCCCCATGAAAGGTAGGCGTTATGATAATATAAAAGAGATTGGAGGAGTAGACTTTATCACCAGTGTATCTAAAGAAGATCATAAAGCATCTAATCGCTTTGCGGAGGTGGTATCAACCCCACTTGATTATAAAGGAGAAATTGAACAAGGAGATGTTCTTTTAGTTCATCATAATGTGTTTAAATTTTATTTTGATATGTATGGGAGAGAAAAAAGCGGAAAGAGTTTTTTTAAAGACGATTTGTTTTTTATAGATCCGGATCAGTTTTTTTTATATAACAAGAAAGGAAAGTGGTGTGGTTATGATAAGTATTGTTTTGTTAAACCTATTCCTAAAAAAGATTTTTATTTAAAAAAATTTGGTGCTAAAGAAGAGCCTTTATATGGAAAAATAAAATACTCTAATAAACAATTAGAAAAATTAGGGGTTAAAGAAGGAGATGAAATATCATTTACTCCTCATAGTGAATATGAGTTTAATATAGAGGGAGAAAAATTATATCGTATGTTTACTGACAATATAACCATGGTAGTATAATGGACATTAAAAAAATAAAAGAAGAGATAATAAAAGCTGGCGAAAAAGCAGTCACACAGTTAATTAAAGTGGCAAAAGAGGATATTATTAAATACGATACCGATGATGAGTTGGCAGCAGACAGACTTAAAAATGCCGCGGCTACCAAAAAACTTGCTATCTTTGATGCATTCGAGATATTAAAGCGGATTGAAGAAGAGAAGCAATTAATAGAAGGAAATGATATAGTAAAAAATAATACACCTAAAGGCTTTGCAGAATCAAGATCAAAATAATTTATACACACCATTATATAGAATAGTGCCCAACAGTGTTTTGGCTATAAAAAATAGAGCACGAACCTGGCAGTATGGGTATAATGAAAAATATAATTTTGTAGTAATTTCTACAAGCGGGCAAATAAAAGATATTATAAACATCAATGGTTTAAATATTGCATTACCGAAGCCTCCTGATGAAATTTATTCTCGATCTAAACAAAAAGAAGAACAATATTGGGAATCCCATATTCTCCCTAAAGAATTAAAACGAGTTCAATCTATATTTCAATGGCACGATGCACCTCCACAGTTTAAAAATAAATGGGTAGACTATATAGAGAAAGAGTTTGATAAAAGAGAAGAAGGCTTTTGGTTTATGAATAATGGTATTCCTACCTATATCACAGGAACTCATTATATGTATTTACAATGGACAAAAATAGACGTGGGACATCCTGACTATAGAGAGGCTAATAGAATATTTTATTTATTTTGGGAGGCTTGTAAGGCGGACAAAAGAAGTTTTGGAATGTGTTATTTAAAAATAAGACGTTCAGGTTTTTCTTTTATGAGCTCATGTGAAGGAGTAAACACAGCTACGATTACTAAAGATTCCCGAATAGGGGTTTTGTCTAAAACAGGAGCTGATGCTAAAAAAATGTTTACAGACAAGATAGTTCCTATCTCAAATAATTATCCTTTTTTCTTTAAACCTATTCAAGATGGGATGGATAAGCCTAAAACAGAATTAGCCTATAGGGTCCCTGCTTCAAAAATTACAAAGAAAAATATGTATGTAGTAGATGAGCAAGAGCTAGAAGGACTTGATACCACTATTGACTGGAAAAATACTTCTGACAACAGTTATGATGGTGAAAAGCTGCAATTATTAATTCACGATGAAAGTGGAAAATGGGAACGCCCAGAGAATATATTAAACAACTGGAGGGTAACAAAAACGTGTTTAAGGTTAGGGAGTAAAGTAATTGGTAAATGTATGATGGGCTCAACATCTAATGCACTTGATAAAGGAGGAAGAAATTTCAAATCATTATTTGAGGACTCTGATTGTACCAAAAGAAATTCAAATGGTCAAACAAAAAGTGGCTTATATAATTTATTTGTTCCTATGGAATGGAACATGGAAGGGTTTATTGATATCTATGGAATGCCAGCATTTAAAACCCCCGACACACCCATAAAAGGAATAGATGGGGAAAATATATATCAGGGAGCGGTAAATTATTGGGAAAATGAAGTGGAGTCTTTATCTGCTGATGCTGATGCGTTAAATGAGTTTTATAGACAATTTCCAAGAACGGAATCACATGCCTTTAGAGATGAAAGTAAACAGTCGTTGTTTAACTTAACTAAAATCTACCAACAAATAGATTATAATGATTCTCTAATTATACAACATCATGTAACCCAAGGATCTTTTCATTGGAAAGATGGTATTAAAGATTCTAAGGTGATATGGAGCCCAAATAAAAGAGGAAGATTTTTTGTAACTTACACACCAAACTCCACACTTCAAAATAATGTAGTACAAAGAGGAGGTAAAAAATATCCTGGAAACGAACACCTAGGATCATTTGGTTGTGACTCTTATGATATTTCAGGAGTAGTGGTTGGGAAAGGTTCTAATGGATCATTACACGGACTCACTAAATTTAATATAGATGAGGCTCCAAGCAATGAGTTTTTTCTTGAGTACATCGCCAGACCCCAAACCGCTGAAATATTTTTTGAAGAAGTGTTGATGGCTTGTGTTTTTTATGGAATGCCTATTTTGTGTGAAAACAATAAACCTCGTTTATTGTACCACTTTAAAAATAGAGGATATAGGGGGTTTTGTTTAAATCGTCCCGACAAAAGGTACAATAAGCTGTCTAAAACAGAAAGAGAATTAGGAGGAATTCCTAATAGCTCTGAAGATGTAAAACAATCACACGCTTCCGCGGTTGAGTCTTATATTGAAAAACATGTAGGATTAGATTTGCAAGGAAGTTATAGAGATAAAGATGTTATGGGCACAATGTATTTTCAAAGAACTTTAGAAGATTGGGCAAAGTTTGATATCAATAACAGAACTCGATTTGATGCCTCTATAAGTTCAGGACTAGCTATCATGTCTAATCAAAAACACCTTTATACTCCAGTTGAAAAACAATCCAAAATAAGCATTAACTTTGCAAGATATAATAATAAAAGCACACTCAGTCAATTACTTAAAAAATGAAAGACGTTACAATTAATATACAAGCAGCCGCATTTCCAGATCAATTTGTTTCAGACACCACTAAAGATACGGTGGAGTATGGGTTGCAAATAGGACAAGCAATACAATACGAATGGTTTAGAAGAGACAATGGCTCTTGTAGGTTTTATGATCAGTGGGGGGAATTTATGCGCCTGCGCCTATATGCGCGAGGAGAACAGTCTATAGCTAAGTATAAAAATGAATTGGCTATAGATGGTGATTTATCTTATCTAAATTTAGATTGGACACCAGTTCCTATCATTCCTAAATTTGTAGATGTGGTGGT